ACTGACATTTATGATTCCCCGAATCTATAGGAATATTTATCTTGACATTATTTTACAAGAAAGGTAAATTATATATATGGCAAATAAAACATTTTTAAAGTGGGCTGGTAACAAAACTCGTCTGATGCCCATTCTTCGCCTGCATATTGGTGGCGGTAACCGTTTGGTTGAACCATTTATGGGTAGCGGTGCTGTATTTTTAGAAACAAATTTTAATAATTATTACTTAAATGATGTAAATCCAGACCTTATTGGGCTATACAATAATTTAAAAAATAATACAGATGCGCTTTTGCAAGAATTGTATTCGCTATTTGATGGCACACATGCTACTGAAACAGAATTTTACAATCTGCGTAAAGAATTTAACACGCTACAAAGTAGTGATATTCGCAAAAGTGCACTGTTTGTATACTTAAATCGCCATGCTTTTAACGGTCTTTGCCGTTATAATAGTAAAGGTGAATTTAATGTTCCATTTGGACGATATAAGACAGTTTATTTTCCAAAAAACGAATTGCTAAACTTTGCTGAAAAATCACAAAATATTAATTTTGTGTGTAGTGATTTTGTGGATGTGCTACAACAAGTGCAAAGCGATGATGTTGTTTATTGTGATCCGCCATATGTTCCTATTAGCCCTACTGCAAACTTTACTGCTTATGCACAATCTGGTTTTACTTACGACCAACAAAAAAAACTTGCAGAAGAAGCAAAAAGATTGACTTCTATTGGCGCAACCGTTATTATTAGTAATCATGATACTGCTGTAACACGAGAGTTATACAAGGACGCTGAAATCCATGAACTTGAAGTTCAACGTTTTGTAAGTGGTAAAGCAGAATCACGTGGTAAGGCAAAAGAACTTATAGCAATTTTTAAATGAGGCAAAAATGAAAAAGGGCGGCGTAGGCGGAGCAAATACACAAACAGGTGCTGTATTTGAAAAAGAAACTGAACTTTATGAAAACATTGGTAATAACGGATACACAGTAATACCTACAAGAAAAAATTATAATAAGATTTATAATGGCGATGTGCTCGTAGGATATCAAGGAAAACAAGCATCACTATACGATTTTTTGCTTGACCAAAATATGACAAATTGTAAAGATGTAAATGCTGTAAATTATAGACCAGATGATTGGTTTTATAATTTTGACAATGAAACTTTTTATATCATTGAAAAGAAACATCAAATGGGTGATGGCAGCACTGTTCAAAAACTGTTTGGTTGTGGTGGTCTTGAATTTTGTTATTTGCGTCTATTCAAAGCATTTAACCCAAATATCAAATTCCAAATGATTTATCAACTTAATCCATGGCACGATAATCCAAAACATCAAGATTATTTTGATTATTTTGAATACAAGGGAGTAAAATGGTTTTTTACTGATATCCCATTGGCAGTATTAGGTTTAAAAGAAAATTTAGTATGACAGACTATAAATTATTACACGGCGATTGCCGTGATCAACTCAAAACTCTACCTGACAATAGCATTGATAGCATTGTAACCGATCCACCATATGAACTTGGATTTATGGGTAAAAGTTGGGATGCCACTGGTATTGCATATAATGTAGATATGTGGCGTGAATGTTTGCGTGTTCTAAAACCAGGTGGTCATATGTTGGCTTTTAGTGGTAGCAGAACCTATCATCGTATGACTGTTGCTATTGAAGATGCTGGTTTTGAAATTCGTGACCAAATTATGTGGGTTTATGGTAGTGGATTTCCAAAATCACACGATATTAGTAAGGCAATTGATGCTAAACTTTTAACAGGTGGGTCAGACAGCAAAGGTTTGAAGAAAGCAAATGAATTGCGTCCAGGTGAAAGTAGAGCAACGGGAATACTACCAAATAACGGTATGATGAGTGAAACTCGTGTTGGTGGATTTTATACAAACGATAATCCAGCAACTGATGATGCAAATAAATGGGTTGGTTGGGGGACTGCACTTAAACCAGCACATGAACCTATTTGCGTTGCACGTAAACCGTTGGAAGGTACAGTTGCACAAAATGTATTAAAGCATGGCACGGGTGGATTGAATATTGATGCGTCACGTGTTGGTGGCGATTTACCAAAACCTATGACAGGTCAAGGTTGGGCAGCACAAGATAAGAAAAATGCCGAAGAAGGATTCCGTCCAAAAGCATATTATGAAGACCAAAGTGGCGTTGATTATGAACCAAATGAACTTGGTCGCTGGCCAGCCAATTTTATTCACGATGGCAGTAGTGAAGTTGCAGAACTTTTTCCACAAAGTAAAGGTCAACAAGGCGAAGTAAAAGGCACAGAACCAAGTCATACTGGCGATGAAAATGCTAATACATATGGCGAATATAAGCGTGTTGCTTTTGCAAAACGCAAAGAAGGTGGCAAAGGTGGTATTTGGAGTAGTGGCAACGGTATTCCAGTTGGACCAACTTATATTGATGCTGGCAGTGCTGCACGGTTCTTCTATTGTGCAAAAGCAAGTAAAGCTGATCGCAATGCTGGTTGTAGTGAACTACCAGATAAAGAATGGAAAAACGATGGTGCTGCAATTCCAGAACGTGCTAATCGTCCATTCAACCCAAGTAAAAACAATCATCCTACTGTAAAACCAACAGAACTTATGCGTTATCTTGTAAAGATGGTAACGCCGACTGGCGGCACAGTTCTTGATCCGTTTACTGGTAGTGGTTCTACTGGTCGTGGAGCAATGTTGTGCGGATTTAATTTTATTGGTATTGAAATGACCGATGAATATATTCCAATCGCTACTGCCAGAATCGAAGATGCAAAGCAAGAATTTGAAAACAATAACAATATTGTATATAATAATCTTTTTGAGGAAGAATAATGGCTGTTACAATCTTACAAGGCGATTGTCGTGATGTGTTAAAAACACTGCCAGATGAAAGTATAAACATGTGTGTAACATCACCGCCTTATTTTGGCTTGCGTGATTATGGAACTGCAACTTGGAGTGGCGGTGATCCGAACTGTGACCATGTTGAAAAGATTGCTGCACATGGTGGAGAACGCGCTGATCGTGACCAAAGTGGTAATATTTTTAAATTTCGTGGAACTTGTGAAAAATGTGGCGCAACTAGTAGCGATAATCAAATTGGGCTAGAACAAACACCAGAAGAATATATCCAACAGTTGGTAGAAGTATTTCGTGAAGTGCGCAGAACACTAAAAGATGATGGAACATTATGGGTAAACATTGGTGACAGTTATTACAATTATCGCAGCGGAACTGCATTTGTTAAACAAAGTGTTGCTAAAACAAATCAAGATTTGCCTACACATAGCCCAAGTCGCAATAACAAGTTGGAGGGTCTTAAAAGCAAAGACCTTATTGGCATTCCGTGGATGTTGGCATTTGCACTACGTGCAGATGGTTGGTATTTGCGTCAAGATATTATCTGGCACAAGCCTAATCCTATGCCAGAAAGTGTCAAAGACCGTTGCACAAAAGCACACGAATATATCTTTTTATTAAGCAAGAACAAAAACTATTATTTTGATCATGCAGCAATCAAAGAACCTACTGCAAAAAGTGGTGGAAATCCAAGACAGTTTGGTGCTAAAGAACAAGAAGGAACAGGTCGTGGTGATATTGGCAACACATTTGTAGATGATGGAACTAGACAAAAACGTAGCGTATGGACAGTTAATACAAAACCATACAAAGAAGCACACTTTGCCACATTTCCAACAGAATTGATTGAACCTTGTATTCTAGCAGGTTGTCCAAAAGATGGAATGGTGCTTGATCCATTTGGTGGCAGCGGAACTACTGGATATGTTAGTGATAAGTTAGGACGTAATGCTACGCTTATTGAACTTAATCCACAATATATTAATATTGCAGAAAATAGGATTGACCCACCAGACCAGCGGTTAGATGGCAATTTGTTTATAATTGAATGATGCTTTCACATACAATCCAAATTACAGTTACCAAACAACAAGTGTTAGATTTTGCTAATTTAACTGGTGATAATATTGCATTACATACTGAACACGGTGTTGTACAAAGTGGTTTAATTTTAAGTATGTTACCGCAGTGGTTTGCATTAGCAAAAGTTGATGGCAATTTTCCACAATTACTTGTAGATAGCATGACTGTCAAGATGGATTGTAAATTTGTTAATCCGTTATTTGCAGATGTGCCTGTCAATTTAACTTTTAATTACACGCCACTAAAACTTCGTATGTCTAAAATAGATTGGACGATTGTTGGTGATATGGAATATTGTAGCGGGAATTGGATAATTTTACAAATATGACACATTATGAAAGTTAAATAGGTTTAATATCAACTTATGGAGTTATACTAATGACTACTGATGAAATTGCAAATATCCAAAGTATTAGTGATAATATTAAAGCATCTATTGCTTCTATTACATTAGAACTAGCAAGTAAGCAAAATGAACTTGCTGCACTTAACGCAGAAATTACAGTTTTGACAAATTTACTTGCAAGTTTAGACGGCAGTGCAACTAATATTGCAGATGCCGTAAGCAGCGCAAAAACTACCCTAAATATTGCATAAAAAAAGTTATTGACAAACTATTTTTTTGTGGTATAAATAAACCTACAACAGAGAGTGATTATGAACAACACGCCTAAACATTACGATTATATCATTTGCCGCATGCCAGAAGGTTTCTGGATGGTGGGGGCGTGTGCCTAATGTGAACGCACATTAGAGTATGCACTTAGCCCCCGAAGCGAAAGTTTCGGGGGTTTTTTTATTTGGTATGGCAGGCTGGTAGCCCCTAAGCATATGGCTACCCATCGACCAGTACTTGGGCCAAATGGCTGAATAGGTGGTTTCGGCGGTGTAAAATGGGGTGAATGTCAATTTTTTGACACTTTTGCCCATAAAATTGCACAAAATTTGTGCAAATTTTTTTGATTTTTCTTAATTTTTCTCTTGACTTATAATGCAGTTGTGCTATTATGTATATGTTGATGAGGACATGGTGTTCCTCGCTTTTACAGGAGAAAGACAAATGAAGACTGTTACCGTTTCTAATACTGATCGTGTTCTTGAAGTTCTTAAGGCTGGAGAGCAGCTTACTGCTAAGCAGATTACGGCTCGTTTTGGCGTCGCCAATCCTGCCGCTGCAATCTCTTCACTTCGCTTGAAGGGCTATGCAATCTACTTGAATGAACACAAGAATGCAAAAGGTGAAGTTTCCAAGAAGTATCGTCTTGGCAATCCTACCCGTGAAATGGTTGCCGCTGGTATCCGTGCGCTCATGGATCAAGGCGTTCGCTTCTAATACTCTAATTTCATAACGAAATTATATTATATAATGTGTGGGGCGGTTTCGCCCCACATTTTTGTCCCTACACGGATACATCGTGAGGCTCTAGGCATAGTGATAAGCGATGTATCTTTGTAGTGACAAGATTGTAGCAGTATGGCACTGCTTGTGAAGCACCTACGGAGATGGTAGGGAAGCAGATGAGGTATCATCTAACGCAACAAATGCCAGATTTTTTCTTCGTGGGTGGGGGCGGATTTTAAATCCGCCCCCTTAAGTTGTTATATCTCGTAAGTGTTACGGTAGCACGGGACTCTCCAAAAGTCTAGGCGTGGGTTCGACTCCTACACGGGATGCCAATTATGACATTGACAAATACAGCAAATCTAAATATACTATACAAATGGCAAGATCAACTACACCACGTATAGTCAAAAATAAACCCGTAGTTCCCGAAGATACATGTCCATATATTGACATGGTTCAAGAAATAATTGACAAGATTGCAGAACAAGATAATGCTACTTGGCGTAATGAACAAGCAACATTAGCCAAAGCACTGTTAGAATATGTTCGAGAAAGTAATCAAAAACTTCGCTTAAGTGGTAAGTTTTGGTATGAACGCTGTAAGAATAAAGGTGATGTATGAAGGGAAAGATAGCAATATTTTTAGATCATCCACGCGTGAGTGTTCATGGTGTGAATGGTTTAATGAATGTTTTATCATCTGACTACCAATTTAACATCTTTACACGTCATAATACATTACAAAAAAACTTTTTTGATGATATTGATATTATAGCCATACCAGGCGGCATAGGTGATAGTGATACATTTAATCGTGTTATGGCGCATCATAAAAGTAAAATAAAAGATTTTGTTGCTAATGGTGGACGATATCTTGGTATCTGTATGGGTGCTTATTGGGCTGGTAGTGAATATCTTAATATTCTAAAAGGACGGGATTGCGTTCAATATATGCGCCGTCCCAAAACAGATACACGCCGTCCACATGCAAAAGACCTAGAAGTCACGTGGAAAGGCAGCAGTGAAAATATATTCTGGTATGATGGCTGTGCTATTACAGGTCGTGGCAAGTTTGATGTTGTTGCTACCTATGCTAATGGCGATATTATGGCAGGCTATCAAGACCGTATTGGACTTATTGGTTCACATCCAGAAGCAGAGCAGCATTGGTATGATGAATATACTTGGATGAAGCCAAAATATATTGGCAAAGAACGCAACCATGAATTATTGCGTGATTTTGTTGATGAATTAATGAAACGTTAAACGGGGAAGTGTGCGCGGAATGGTTACGCCAAGGTCTGCAAAACCTTTTTATGTGGGTTCAAGTCCCATCTTCCCCTCCAAATTTTAATGCAAAGTTAGCAAATGTGGTCATTGCACTGGACTGAAAATCCAGCCAACTTGGTTCGATCCCAAGACTTTGCACCATTACTGCCCGAATAGTCCAATTGGTAGAGGCGTTCGACTCAAAATCGAAATGTTGTCAGTTCGAGTCTGACTTTGGGCACCATTTAATAAAAGGAAAAAGCAAGTGAAACAGGACTGTATCTGGAAGGAAAAGATGGACGCATCGATATTACTGTTTATGTAATAGGTGGTCTGCATACTTTAACAAAGACATACACCATATATTCAGAAGATGCGTATTATCGGTTGCCCGATTTGCATAATTGGTGGTTCTTTAAAGAAGTAAAAGACGAACCCGATGGTCTATACTATGATAAACGAAGCTACTTTATTGAAATAAAAACAAAAGGCTCCATCTTATAATGGTTATTATCCTTGACTGTCTATCAGGGGATAGGGGTTCGATTCCCCACACCGCGACAATATCATGCTGGGGTTTGCATGGGTGCTTTAACTAACAGCCATGGGGTTCGATTCCCCACCCCCGCTCCAATTA